ATGACTACTACAATGGTATAATTGAAGAGGAAGACTATCGTTACGTTCTTGCCCCTTATGGCAAGTCCCGCAATAATTTCCCCTCTAAAATGCGTAACTATCCTATTATCAAGCCTATCATTGATCTTCTATTAGGTGAGAAGTCTAAACGACCTCTCAATTATACCGTAGCAGTCCTTAACGAAGACGTTGTATCTGAAAAAGAAAAAGCAAAGCAGATGGTGTTTATGCAGAATATGCAGGCACAGTTTGCTAATAAGATGATGCAGATGGGTATTGCTCCTGAAGATATGCAAGAGCAGCAGATACAACTGCCTGAAGATATATTAAAGTCTTTTGAAAGAAGTTACGTAGACAACAGAGCTATCATAGGTCAGAAGTCTATGAATTACATAATGCAAAATGCAGAAGTGTATGATAAACTACAGAAAGGTTGGTTTCACTATCTAGTATCTGGTGAAGTATACACAGAGAGAGGTGTTCGTAATGGAGAGCCTTTCTATGATATACTTAACCCTCTTGATGTAGATTATGACAAAGACCCAGACCTAGAGTTTGTAGAAGATGGAGACTGGGCACTAGTTCGTAAGTATGTACATGTGTCGACAGTAGTTGATCACTTCTATGACCTGTTAACACCTGAACAAATACTAGAGCTAGAACAACCTAGACAATCAGATATTGATTCTTACTTATTATTTAGAAGAGCTGAAACATCTAAGGATGAGAATGCATATAGAAATAGATTGCTAGAAGTTGTAACAGTATACTGGAAATCAAGAAAACGTATAGGATTTTTGACATATCCAGACCCAATGACTGGTACGATAGAAGAAGAGATTGTTGATGAAGGTTTTAGAATGTCTGCAGAGATGAAAGCTATGGGTGCCAAAGTCAAGTATACTTGGGTAAATGAAGTATGGCAAGGTACAAGAATAGATGGTAGAATGTATGTAGATATACATCCTGTAGCTAATCAAAGAAACACAATGAATGATCCATCTGTTTGTAAGTTACCTATAAATGGTAGAAGATATTCAGATATAAATGCAAAGAATATATCTCTAGTATCACTAGGTATACCTTACCAGTTGAACTACAACATCTACAAGTATAGATTAGAGTTAGCTATTGCAAGATCAAAAGATATTATAGCCCAGTTTGATATTAATATGATACCAAAGAAGTGGGACATGGATAAGTTTATGTACTACGTAGAAGGTACAGGTATAGCGTGGGTAGATTACAACAAAGAAGGTATCGCACTAAATCCACAGCATCAGTCTGTATTAGATATGTCAATCAAGACTATATCTCAATACATCACTCTGTTAGAATCTATACTAAACGAATGGGAAAAACTATCTGGTGTAAACAGACAAAGACAAGGTAGTGTAGGACAATACGAAGGTAAAGGATCTACACAGCAAGCTATTGTACAATCTTCACATATTACAGAAGATATGTTTAGAAAGTTTGAGCACTTAGAGCAAAGAGACTTACAAGCATTGCTTGACTACTCTAAAGAAGCTTGGTTGACAGGTAAAAGTGGAGCATATGTAATGCCTGATGGAACTGTAGAGTATTTAACTGTAGATCCGTTATCACACTTAGAAGCAGACTACGGTATATTTGTAACTAACTCTGGTAAGGAGAAAGAGAAGATAGATACTATCAGACAAATGGCTCAGTCTATGATACAAAACGGAATGCCAGCATCTGCTATGGCAGACCTACTAGAACAAGAAAGCTTTACTGAGATTAAGAGTAAGCTGAAAGAAGCTGAGAAATCTATGCAAGAACTACAGCAGCAACAACAGCAAGCAGAAATGCAAGCTAAGCAGCAGTCAGAACAACTACAAGCTCAGATGAAGCAGCAAGAGCTAGATAATGCAAATCAAAACAATGAGCTTGATAGAAAGAACAAGATTGACATTGCAATGATACAAGCTGGTATGGCTGAAACTGCTAGCAAGTTTAATCTAGAGAAAGCTATGATGGATCAAGAAGCTAAGTCACAAGAGATTGCTATCAAAGCAAAAGAAGCTGATGAAGATGCTAGATCTAACAGAGCTAATGAAGAAATAAAAAGGGAAGCAAACAAGAAGCGTAAGAGTTAATGACGAACGAGGAGCAGATGCAGGTCTTGAAAGAGGCCATCAAGTCAAATTATAAAGGCAGTCTTGCTGAAATCCTACAACCTCAAGAGCAACCGCAAGGTCCTGAAGGTGTAGCTATGCAGCAGCAGATGCCTGAAATGCCTGTACCCCCAGCATCCCCTCCACGAATAAACCCTGCAAGCGCACAACCTCCTGTGCAAGATAATCAAGGACACTTAGTACAATCTTATCAAAGTGCACCTCCTGGCCTGAGAAACTTACCATCAGGACCAGCAGAAGGTATGCTTATACAGAAGATGGAAAAGGGTGGTACTAAAGATCCTAATCCTAGAGAATATAGTATTGAGAATATTGAGCAACCTACAGGTAAAGACGAAGAAGCAGTTGTATCCAAAAGAACTTTTGATGCTTTTAAAAATCTAGATATAGTAAAAGATTCTTATAACGTTGATAGATATTTAGATTTTAGTAACGCAGATCCCAAAGATTATGTAGAGTATGATGGTAAGCTGGTAGACAAAGCTCTGTTAGAGTCAATTTTAAATGACGACTATGGGGATGCTACATTAGAAGGGCAGCCTTTAAAGGAATACAAATTAAGTCGTCTGATGGATTATCGTAATCTTGATCAAGAAGAGTATGTAGGTAAAGATGTTATATCAGGATACGAAGATTTTAAAGATAAACAAAACACAGATTACAGATATGAAGGCGGTAGACAGGATTCTAATGCTCCAATCTTCAAGGCTATGGATAAGGTGCTTCCTGCACTTGATAAGCTTACTGACGCAGAAGTCCAAGAGTTTACACGACTTATAAATACCTTAAGCTCTCCATATACAGAAGCAATGTCTGAAAATGAAGATTTTGGAGTTACCGATGCTCTTAGAATTCTTGCTAATCAAGACATTTCTGGAATAAAAAAGTATAGAGAAAAGATGGGTCTTACTAAAAGCGACATATTAGATCTTATTCAACCTCCTGAAGACGCTAATAAATTTGTAAAAGGTTTGACTAGTCTAACTAAAAAGGCATTAAAATTTAAACCATTTGAGGATGGAGGTCCTCGTAGAACAGACGGTCCTAGAGCTATACCAAGTAAGGAAAGTAATGAAGGTATGACGGGTATGATGAAAGCAAAGATTGCCATGGAAAATGAATTTGGCAATAACCCAGCCATATCTCGAATGATAAAGCCAACTGATAAATCATATGATTTTGGTGACGGTAGAACAGGAACTCATCATATGGGTAGCTATGGTAAGTCTGCTATACCAAACATACAAGATGTAGCTGGTACTTTACAATACACAGGTCCTAGAACAGATGAAGCTATTAAGTTTAATCGCGAGCAAGACGCAAGATACTTTGCAGAAAACTATAAAGATGTAGCACCAGCACTTCGTAAGAGAAAGAGCGGAGGGTACAAGCCAAAATATCCACAGAAGTTTCAAGAAGGCGGGTATAATGAAGCTGGTGTGTTTATTCCTCAAGGTGGGTATAGTACAAATGCTCAAGGGCTGGTAACACATACTGGCAATAGATACGCATTTACAGGAGATCAACGTAAAGATGATTACCTAAACAAGCAACTAGCTACAGGTAAATTTGGTTTTAATCCTCAGACAGGGGCTATGGTAAGACTAGAACCTGAAAAACAAGTAGAAGTTTCTGCTAAAGATCAGACTATTATAGATAGAGGACAGCAGCTTGTGAAGGATCAAGAAAAGACTTTTGTAGATTCTAAAGGAAATAAAATAGCTTTAGATGATCAGTATGGTATAGATTTTAATAAAAAATCATCGGAACATCAAATGTTTAATCTTGGGTACAGTGGGCTAAGTGTAAAACCAGAGTATCAAAGATTAGCAGATGATTATATATCTGGTAAAAATCAAACTGATTTAGCTCGTGACGCATACATAAGGATAGGTCAGCATAAAGGTAATGAAGCTTTTAGTCTTGTGTCAGGTTCAGTAATACCTTTAGGTCATACAACTAAAATAGCAAAATACGCACCTAAGATTGTTAAACCCTTAATAGCTCCTATGCAAAAGTATGGAGCTAAAGTTGCGGATGATATTGTAAAACTTACTAGTAAAGCTCCTGCTAACCAAAGTTTAATGCAAACTTTTAAATCAAAAACAGGAAATGTACTGTCAGCAACATATAATACAATGAAAGGTATGGCTGTTCCGCAAGCATATTC